AATTATTCAGGGTATTCCTGGTTCGGAACCAGAACGCTATCGTGGTAAGCAATATCACGGAGCTTGGTTTGACGAACTCTGCGCCTTCGATTACCTTGACGAAGCCTACGATGGAGTGCAATTCACACTACGTCTCAAAGATCCTAGAATACCCAGAGTTCAACAAATAATCACCACAACTCCTAAACCCAAGGAGTTAATTGTTGATTTGAACGAAGGAAAAATTGGTGGTGACGTGTATGTCAGTAACGCCAGCTCGTATGACAACCGCCAAAACCTATCTGAAACATTCTTTAAACAGCTAGAGACGTATGATGGTACCGACATTGGTCGCCAAGAGATTTATGGCGAGATCTTGGACCCGGAGTCATCTGGCATCATTAAACGCCAACAGTTCCGTCTATGGCCAGCTAAAAAGCCAACGCCAACCTTGGAATACGTAATTGCTTCATACGATCCAGCCACCAGCGAAAAAACTATGAACGACCCTACGGCTTGTACGATCTGGGGTGTGTTTGAACGAGAAGACGCTGGTACCTGCGTTATCCTGTTAGACGCATGGGATGCGCACTTGTCCTACCCAGAGCTGCGCCGTAAAGTGATTGATGACTTTAAGGAAGTGGTATATGGCAGCGACAACGACTTTGCCAAAGGGCGAAAAGCCGATCTAATCCTAATGGAAGACAAATCGGCTGGTATTTCCTTAATCCAAGAGCTGCAAGGTGCTGGTGTACCCGTGCGGGGTTATAACCCTGGACGCGCCGATAAGGTGCAGCGCTTAAACATTGTGGCGCCCCTCGTAGCTAAAGGTAAAGTTTATGTGCCAGAAGATACCAAACAAAAGAACGACTATGCTGATTGGTCAAAACGGTTCTTGCGCCAGGTATGTTCGTTTCCAGAAGCTGGCGGGCATGATGACTATGTGGACTCTTTGTCCCAGGCTTTGCGTGTCCTGCGCGATTCTGGCTGGATCCAATTAGATCCGTTACCCGCTCGTAACTATGATTACGCCGACATGGATATGTCCAAGCGTTTTGTCAACCCATACTCGCAATAGGGCGGATTAGGCTTATTTATTGCATTATTATAAATAGGAGTATCTTATGAACCTTGTCAAGTCACCTTATCAAATACTGCTGGAACAGGCAGGGTTGCCCCAGGATATTATTTCTGGATTTACTCACACGCCTCAACAAATGATGCCACAATACGCCCCCGGCGGCAGTGTTCAACAAAATCTATCGCCCGCTGATATGCAAGCTGCAATGATTATAAACGGGCAAACACCCCAAAATTTTAGAGCTGGCGGACACGCATTAAAACAACTATTGACCTCAATTGGTCTTGGTGGTTTATTTGCGGCTCCTGATATTGCCGAAGCAGCGCAGCACATTTCTCAAGGTAAAAAAGGTGAAGCCGCTGGCGATGTTTTTAGTGCAGCTAGTATGTTTGCGCCTCCACCCATAGCAGCAGGTTTATACGCACTTTCACCATCTGAGCTTGGAGATTCTACGCTTGATGCGTACAAAAAACAAGAACAAATGCGTCAAGCAGAAGAACAAATGCGTCAAGCAGAAGAACAATACAAAGCAGGATTAAACGCTCAGCGACCACAACGCCAAGCTCCGCTTACTTTTGAAGAAACTAGGTTTTACAAAAAATAATCTATGGCAAACCCACAACTACCCATTCAATCAGGCGGCAATCTTCCGGCGTTAGACACGCGTGAAAAAGATTTAGAAAAAGGGCTAGAGCAAGAAGCCGACATGGAGGCTTACGAGGCTGAGCTTGGGCTTGATGCTGATGAGGTAGAAGAGGAAGTCATTGAGCTAGAAGACGGTTCAGTTGTTATTAATTACCAAGAAAAGAAAAGCCCACAACAAGACCCTGAGTTTTATGCAAACTTAGCAGAAGTTTTTGATGAAGACATATTGCAATCTTTGTCAGTAGAGTTTTTAGATTTTATTGACGTTGACAAAGAAGCCCGCACCGAGCGCGATAAGCAATATGAAGAAGGTTTACGCCGCACTGGTTTAGGCAAAGACGCCCCTGGCGGCGCCACGTTTGATGGTGCCTCCAAAGTAGTACACCCTGTCATGGCAGAGGCTTGCGTTGACTTTGCTGCTTCTGCTGCTAAAGAATTGCTGCCTTGTGATGGATTGGTTAAAACCGACATCAAGGGTGAAGTAGATCAGATTAAACAAAAGACTGCAGATCGTAAAGCAAACTTTATGAACTGGCAGTTGACAGAACAAATTCCTGAATACCGCGATGAGATGGAACAGTTGTTTACACAACTACCACTTGGCGGTTCACAGTTCCTTAAATGGCGTTTTGACTCAGAGCAACGCAGACCTACTTGCGAGTGGGTTCCAATCGATAACATCTATTTACCGTACTCTTCTACTAACTTTTACACTGCACAACGTGTAACTGAAGTGCAAGACATTACAGAAGATACGTTCCTACAGCGCGTTGAAGCTGGTATCTACCGTGATATCGATTCACAATATTCGTCTGATGCACCACTTACAGATCAAACTCGGTCTGAAAAAGCAAATGACAAGATCGAGGGTAAGTCTGAGCCATCGAAGAATATTGACGGCCTTCGTCGCATTTACGAGATCACCTGCTTTATTCGCTTAGAGGATGATCCCCTAACTGCTGGTCGTCGCGCTCCCTACATTTTAACCATTGACGAGACAACTTCTAAAGTACTCGCTCTTTACCGAAATTGGGAAGCAAATGATGAGAAACTCGAGAAGCTGGATTGGTATGTTGAGTTCAAGTTTATTCCTTGGCGTGGAGCTTACGCTATTGGACTGCCTCATCTTATCGGTGGCCTTTCTGCTGCTCTTACCGGGTCTTTGCGTGCTCTTCTTGATGCTGCTCATATCAACAACAGCCAGACAATGCTTAAGCTCAAGGGTGGACGCATTGGTGGACAATCAGACCGAATTGAACCAACACAAGTAATTGAAATTGAAGGCGCACCAGGTGTTGATGATGTTCGCAAAATTGCAATGCCAATGCCGTTTAACCAGCCGTCTTCCGTGCTGTTTAATCTCCTTAGTTGGTTAACAGAAGCAGCTAAAGGCGTTGTTACTACAGCTGAAGAAAAAATTGGCGAAGCAAACAACAACATGCCAGTGGGCACCGCCCAAGCTCTGATTGAGCAAGGTGCTAAAGTATTTTCAGCAATTCATGCTCGCATGCATCGCAGCCAAGCTAAATCTTTGGCAATTGTTTCCCGCCTTAACCACTGGTACCTTGATGAGATGGATAACCAGTCAGGCGAAGAAATTCGTGTACGTGACTTTGCGTCAAACAACGATATTCGCCCCGTTTCAGATCCTAACATTTTTTCTGAAACACAGCGGGTTGCACAGAACCAAGCCCTTTTACAAATGGCTACTTCTGCACCTCCAGGTATGTTTGATGTGCGCGGCGTATACCGTCGTGTATTGGAACAGCTTAAAGTTCCTAACATTGAAGAAGTATTGCCAAACCCAATGGGCGCGGCGGAATCTAATCCTGCGTTAGAAAACGTATCGATGACCATGGGCCGCCCAGCTGCTGCCTATCCGGATCAAGACCATATTGCCCACATTAAGGTTCACTTAGATTATGCAAATAACCCAGCTTATGGTGGCAACCCTGTTATTGGCCCTATTTTTGCACCTCATGCTTTAGAACACATTAAGCAACATTTAACGTTGCATTACTTGCAATCCATGCGAGCTTATGTAGCGCAAGCCTCCGGCGGCAGAGATACTTTAGATTTACATCAAGAAAAACCATTGGATCTAGACGCACAGCAAGCATTGGCACTAGCCTCGCAGATGGTTAGCCAAGATTCGCAACAAAACATGGCGCAATATGTCCAGCAAATTCAAGGCCTAGCACAGAAAGTGGCACAGGCTCAACAGAAACAACAAGAAAGCGCCGCAAACGCAGATCCAACTGCTCAGGTGTTGCTTAAAACTCAAATGGCTGAAACCCAGCGCAAACAAGCTGAATCTCAAGCACGTATGCAACTGGATAACCAAAAACAACAGCAAGAATACCAGATTAAACTGGCTGAGCTGCAACAAAAAGTTCAAGAGTTACAAGCTAAGTATCAAACCCAGTCTAATATCGATAGCCAACAAAACGCTAAAGATATTGCTTTGGCTAACATCAATAACGCAGCAAAAGAGCGTGTTGCTATGATTACCGCGGGTGCTCAGATGGACGCGCAACAAGCTAAATTAGAGGCTGAGCAAAATATGTCAGCTTTGGAAGCAACTATGGCCGCTGAACAAGACATTCGCCAACATGGTTTGCAGGTACAACAGCAAGCCTTCCAGCAACAAGCAGCCCAAGTTGAAAAAGCCCTTGAATTGCAGCATGCACAGCAACAACATGCACAAGAATTACAACAAGCCGATCAACAACATTTACAAGGCTTACAACAGTCTGATCAGCAGCACCAGCAACAAATGGCTAAAATGGAACAACAAGCAATGCAACCCCCAACACCTCCAACTCAAGGACAATAAATGGCAAATACAAAACAACCTGGCGGCGACGTCGGCTACAAAAAAGCTTATAAAATGACAGGCACTCCCGGTTATGCTGGCGGCCCTGGTGAAACAACAATGGATAAAGGCCCATCTGGTTCAGCCCGTAATAACAACTGGAAAATTGGTGCAGCACAAGCCAAAATGGCTAACTCTGACAAAATTGGTCCAGATAAAAACCTTAAAGATCTTTCTAGCGGCAATTTCTATTAATAATTGGGGCGGAAAAACCGCCCTGTTTGCATTATTATTAATATGAAAGACTTTTTGTCACAAATTATTTCTCGTACGAGAGACGAACAAGCAAAATTGGCGGAAACCCTTACCGCTGGC